TTAAGAAGCCGTTAGTAAGACCTACTGCGTGAGCTTGATAACGCGATAGCGTATCTGTACGTAATAGCGTGTCGTAATTAAATTTAGCTGTCTGACCTCGTACTAATAATTCTGATAACGCCTGCTCTATTCTTTCTGCGATCGGCTGTATCGACCAGCGTACTAACTGTAGATTTTCTTGCTCGACGTTAGCGTAGGTACGAGAGCTGTTAGGCGCACCTAAATAATATGCAGGTAAGCCCAGAATATTAGCAGCCTCTGTAAGTCCCTGTATCTGCGCCTCTATTAATTGTGACTCTTGCGCGTTAGATGAAAGTATCTCAAAATCTGTAGTCGAATTTAGTACGGCAGGCTGGCGATTACGTCCGCTATACATAGATAGCCACGCTGTTTTAAGAGCGTCTGCCTCCTCCTGTGTTAAATCAGGATTACCAGATTTGATTACAGCTGTAGGATTTACGCCACCATCAAAGTAACGCGATGCGTACTCATTAATAGCTATCTCTTTACCTATCGCCTGTTTTTGTGTCTCTACTATTCCTCGTCCAAAAAATTCTCCAGGTAACGTAAAGTTTTTAATATGTAATATATCGTCTGCCTCGTAGACTTGGTTCTCAATTCTATAAACTATGCGACCATCTACGCGAGTAAGATTAACGCGATCGATAGCAACAGGGTAAAAGAAATCAGGTAAGCCGTTAGCGCCGCGTTCACCTAGTACAGCTATATAGTTACCGTCTAAGATTAAAGATGCAGCCATAGCGCTAATAGTTTCGATGCGCGTCTCTTGCGGATTAGGTTTAATTAATATCTGCGGTGTCGGTTTAACGATACGACCATTACGGTAACTATGTAGACCTAGTGCGCCTATAGCATCTGCGATTAATGTAACACCGCGGTAAATTGCTGGTACGCCTAGCGCTGTATTAGTATCGACGTAAGTACCTGACCAGTTAGCCTGGAAAGCTCTACCTACTCTACCTAGCGAGTCTACGTAGCCAGATGATGTATAGACTACAGACGGCTGTATCTGCCGTTTAAGTAGTCGTCCTAGCATTATTTAATCCTTCTCTCCATCGCAATACCAAAAAGCATTAGAAAAGACCCTCCTAATACTATCGCAGATGGAGCATAAATTAAGTATGCACCTGTGGTAATGGCGATAGATCCTAAAAGCTGTAGCGTTACTGGTAAGTATTTCATTAGTAGATTTTGCTCCTTTGTACTGGCATCTCTATCGGTTCATTTACTACGCCGTATCGTGCCAGTGTTGCAGCGACCAGCGGCGTAATGTTATTCGTGCTATTTCGCGACCAAGCCCAGGAATCACCTAAAGCTCTCTTACTTGATCCTACGATAGCCTGTCTTAGATTAGGGTCGTCTAGGTGACAGATGCTTTTAGCCTGTACAGCATCATAAAAGGATCCGCAGGCTCTGGCATAGTCTCTAAGGCCTACGCTAATTACGCCTACGCCTGCGTTTTCTAGCTCTCCTATCATTGATGAGGCTGGAGAGCCATTATCTATAACTACTGGCGCGTTCCATTTTTTAGCAATTTCTATAAGGCGTGGTAATACCCAGTTAGCGCCGTCTTTAACCTCGATGATTTCTACTGGCGTCTTTTCTCTGACTAGGCCAGATGCAGCGATAGAGGACTTATCGCGCTCCCTAGATATGTCTACGCCTAAGACGATTTTATTACCTATGGTTATATCTGTACGAGCTAAGCTGTCCCATAGATCTATGTCTATAACCGCTACGGCTTCTTTAGCAGGCCAGACGTTTAGCCACTCTTTAGTAAATATCTCTGGGCTGTTCGTGTTAGCAGCTTCTCTTACAGCTTCAATTAATACGCCATTAGACTCACCTAAAGACGGTATCGACTGCGCCCATACTGACTCGTCCATATAGTCAAATTTCTCCTCACGTGGACACCACTCGAACCAGGCTAGTCTTGTCTGTTTATCGTTTATGTTAGCGTGAGCTACCTCGCGGTAATGCTGTAGTAATTCGCTTTTCCCAGGGATACCAGCATTAGACAGGATCCATAACTGTCCATCTTTACGAGTCGCTAGCGTAGGTTGGAGAGAAGCTATAAGACTAAGAGGATGCATAAGAGCTTCATCGATGACCATTAGATTAAGACTCATACCTCGCGCACCTTTATCGTTAGGTGTGACTATGCCGTATGTAGATCCGCTTTTCATATATAGGCGCTCGCTGCCATTTATGTAACTAATACGATGTATGTGTTTAGCAATAGCAGGGCAGCGCTCGAAGCTGTTTATATGCTCCTGCCATTTTAGCTTAGCCATATTACGATCCTGAGCTGTATAGGCGACGTGATGGCGCGGCTTTAATAGCTCATAGGCGATACGTGTCTCTACTAGCTTAGACTTTCCAGACTGACGACCTACAGCTACGCCTACAGTCCTATACCAGTAATGTCCGTCTACCTTTTCTAAGGCTGTGTCTGCTACTTGTCTCTGCCATTGATAAAGGCTAAAGCCCATTAGGTTAGCGACCTTCTCTAGCTTGTCGCCATCTGTAACAAGGGCTATATCTCTTTCAGTAGCCCATCTAGGAGGACATACGGTTGCTAAGTCCATAGCTCATCTATTGAGTCACTAGGAGCTATCTTAAACCAGATCTCTCGTAGCTCCTTAGATATGGCTGGTATTGAATTTATAGCCTGGTTACTTTCCTCTATCTGATCCCAGGCAGCGGTAAGACCTAGTAGCATCGTTCGCGTGACTGCATCGATGTCAGTGCGACCCTTTAGCATCCGCTTCATAGCTCTTACGTGTCTACCTGATTTACGTCGCCTACCACTTACGGCTACGTCTAACGGCCTGTCTGATTTTGTTACCATAAATCGCCCCTCTCGAATAATTACACTTGCTACAGGCTGGTCGCAGCTGTCCACGCCAGAGCCTCATATCTGTCACTGTATCTACAGGTGGATCGTGGTCGGCAGTCGTAGCAGGTCTGATATGACACCAGTAGCAAGTCGGATTACTAGCCAAAATAATCTTTCGAGCTTTTTTATATTCTCGTCCATATTTCAGATGATGCGGATGCTTCATAACTTTTTGTTATTTATTTGTATGTTTTCCACAGGTCGCGTTATCCACAGGGGGGAGAGAGAAACGAACACCGCGGCGTATCGCAAGTGCTGCGTGTGGGAAAAAACGCCCATAATTGTTTAATCGACTCGCGTAGTTAATACGTACAGTGTGTGACTACCTGTACTAGCTACAGCACTTAAAGAGCATCCCTGAGGTATTGTAATTACCATCTTGTCGTCATTGTCCATCAGGAAACCAGTCTCAGTAGTTACGCCTGTATTTCCTATGTAGGTATCGCCTTTACTGTGTAGATGCACATACTGCGTTACATTGTCTAAACTTACGATCGTCTGCGCCGTCGTAGTTACTGTTACCTTACTGTTAGTAGTTGCCATTATCTTTTCTCCTCTTTTATTCCTAACGAGATTTCGTTAGCGATCTCTATGTCTTGCTGAGCGCTTTGATGCCTAGCCTTACCATACTTAGCGTAATCTTTATGATGCTCTCTGGTTAACCAATAGCTGCGCTTATGTGGTAGCTGTACGCCAGTGTGAGCGTACATCTTATAGCCCATAGCTTTAACACGTATGCTAAAGAATATGTCCTCACCTACCCAGGCCTGATTAATTGGCATATCCCTATAAAAGCACCATAGATCGCCTTCATTAGTTTTATCTTGATGCTCTCGCATTTTCTCAAAGACTGAGCGATGGATAAGTATGCAACCAGTACCAGCCGCGTCTATCTCTACAATACTGTCCTCTGGATATTCGTGCATCGCATATAGCCCAGTGTCCTCACCTATCTTAAAGACGCAAGGGACAGGCTCAGGGTAAACGTTTTGAGTATCCCACGCAGCGTGGACAATACCGCTTACGATAGGTCTTTCATCCTTATCAGCTGCAGCTATTAACTTCTTAAAGTGCTCTACTGTAATTATCTGGTCTGTATCTATCTGTAGTAACCAGTCGTCGGTAGTTTTCTCCAAAAATGTAGCTACTACTTGATTACGTAGACGACTTATAACGCCTGATCCTTCAAGGCTTATTAGCTGTCCGAGCTGTGACTGACTACGTGCTATATCGATCATACTGGTCGCGAACATCGCGTGCCATTGTCCAGGTGAACAGACGCCTATCGTTATCTTTTCTCTTAGATCCATTTATGTCCCTTATCTCTTAATTAAGTACAAAATTTAGCACTAAACGTACAGTTTAGTACCAGTTATGACGCTTATGAAAGTCTAGCGCACTGCAGAAATTACCGTAGCGATGACGCACATAGCCGATACCCCAGTGAATTTGATCTACAGGGGAAGCTAGAAATCTATCTATCTGTTTTTTACTTTTACCCTTCATATGTCTCTGAGGTACGCCGTAATCGTGTGTAGGAGATTTAGCCTTATATCTCCAGTTACTCTCTTTAGTCCAGAGCTTGACCATACATCTAACCTCGTATGGCTCTACGTGTTTAGCTGCGTATTCTTGCAGGCCTTGCGGTGTTGCTAGTGTTATTGCTAGAAATATCGATCCCATTAGTAGCATTTCTATCTCCTATTAGGTAGATGATGGCTCTCATTAGGTACTGTCTGTTTTCCTCAAAAGACGCTATACCGCTATTACAGTCGTGACAGAGTAAGCCTCTTATCTCCTGTGTTTTATGGTTATGGTCTATGGATAGGCGACTTTGTGTATTGGCTACATCGCAGATAGCGCATTTGTGATTCTGCTTTTCAAGCAGCTGTCCATACTCATATTTTACCCTACGCATTATCCATCTACCAAGATTTCGACAGTTATTACAGTGATGTCGTCTTTTATCATTGGCTTTATTTCGCCAGCCAAAATCATCTATCGGTAGTATCTTGTCGCAGGTGTTGCAGTGTTTATAGCCGTTAGGCGTCGCTTTCCGAGTCCGTCTCGTCATCTATGTCCTCATCTGAGTCTGCGTCTAGGCCTAAAGCGTACTGTCTATCCTTTTCGCTTAAACTGTTGAACATAACTAATACGCTACTGACTGATCTACTAAGTAATGATTCTATAGCGTCAAATGATAGAGACTGATCTGTGTGTATCTGTGTTGATACTTCTCCAATGGATATATCTATACTTAGTTGCATCTCTATCCCTTCACTGGTAAGGGTTTATCTGTTGGTTTAATTATAGTTATTTATTTATGTATTTTTATATATATGACCTGATACCAGAGCTAAAGGAGAAATGCCCCCCTACCCCCCATTAATTAAAAATAATTAATAGTGAGTAATGGAGGATCTCTGTAGCTGTGTTTAGATCATTATGACCGTCAACCGTCGCCGTCGGAGTTCCTGCCCCCAGTCTTACGACCAGATAAAACTATAGACCATCCTGGCGACAAAAGAGAAAAGGGACTGCCACCGCAGATGGTAGGCAGTCCCAGTCTCCTTACGCGTACCCTCAGTAGCGTAAGCCTATGTATCTATATAGGTCGAGCCCCTAAAGTGGCTAAAAACGGCCTTAGAGCCTCTTTAATGGGCATATAATCGTATAGTCTGTCCTTAGGTACAAACCAGGTGTCCTCATCTACCAGCTTATACTCGTCTATACGGCCTAAATAGACAGGGTAGTAACCTACTAAAAATAGGGTACTAAGTGATGAGCCTTGCACTAGAAAAGCTACATCGCCATCACGATCATAAGTACGCAGTATTAGATTATTAGAGCGCGACCAGCGCACCTCAATATTATCGCCTACGTCAGCTTTATCCTTAAAGGTGTTGAGGCCGTTCCAGTCCATCCCTAATAACCTAGCTACAGCTATCTCAGCACCGTAAGCCATCTGCATCTCATACTTGCGATCGTATTCATTTTTCCAGGGGACGGCTCTGGTATGAGGGTTATCCGTCTCCTGTGTTTTTTTTGACCACTCAATAAAGAAATCTGCCGCCTGTCTAGCTAATTTCATATCGAGAACGTGTAAAGGTAGCGGCCTCATTTTTTCCAGGGTTTACCCTCTAGAGACATTGGCGTACATTGTTCAGTATATGGTTTACGCTGACAAAATAGACCCTCGTATGCCTTACCGCTATTACTTGTCCCAGCTCTGTAAATACGGCAGGCCATCTCTCGATGGTTGCAGTATGGCTCACCCTCAGGCGGTACTACTTTCGTAGGCTCACCATCTGGGCGCTGTTGATCTAGAAAAGCTGCTAGCTCAGCGTTATCAGTCTCTACAGGTTTAAGAGGTGGTACAGAGCGTAGAGGCGGTGTGAAAGGTGTAGCCACCGCCTCCACGCTTAAACCGTTACTATCTGCTCCCCATAGATCAAGAGCTACGCCAAAACGCATCGCAGCATTTTTTATAGCGTCACTGATAGCAGTCTTTACCGCGTCGGCTCCCTTTTGATGCGGCTCAGATGCACCGTAACCAATTCTAGTTACGCCGCATACTGTAAGCCTTATCCATAAACCATTAAACTCATCTAATACAGGTGAGCCATTATCTGACATCGCCATAGGCTGCCAATACCACGCAGGATCTACAGATATAAGTCGATCGGTGACGACTGCGTGATTTATAAAATTATAGGATCTCTGTCCTACATTTTTTGCCTCTACTTGATCGTCTCTAAAAGGCGCTCGTAATGCTTTAGCTTTGTCCTCGTTCATTACTCTATCTCCTTTAGTTTTTGAGACTCTACATAAAAGTTTAACCAGGGCAGCGTAGTCACTCGATGATTTCTTATAGCCTCTAAAACGACCTCTCTACCATCTGGAGAGAAGCGTGTAGAGACGTAAGGAGCTTTATAATCTAATCCCATAAAAGCTAATACCTCACCTGTCATCGTGCTAAATATCTGGTTTTCTGCCGTTATAGCTAGCGTCTCTGTAAATTTCTTACGAAATGAGTCGCGCACTTTAGGTTCGATTTCTGTAGGAAAATTGTCAGTTATCCAGGCTACTAACGCCTTTTCATCAAGTACGACAAACGAGGCATCTTTACTAATTAAGGTAATTTTAGCTACCTCTTGATTATCTATTACCGCCTTAGTCATATCAGCGCCTACATTAGTTAGCTCATCTTTAGCTAATTCGCGTAAGGTGTTAGTAGCCTCTGTTACCGCGTCTTTAATAACGGTTAGTGCTGCTAATTCAGCTGCTATTTCTTTTAGATTCATTAGACACCTACTAAATCAGATATAGGTCTAATCTCTGTTAAATCGTCGACCTGGTATATAGATCCGCTAGGGTGTACAGATGGAGCAGCTACTACGTAACCGTTCCACTTTATGTCTACACCTTCACGATATTTACCAGGAAAGCTCATCTCAGAGCTAGCGTAATAGTAGTAATGCCAGCCGTTACCAGTGCGTATACGCCTGGTCTTTGTAAGTCCGTCGGTAGTACCACCATTACGTAGATCTACGTCTAGGACTACTAGATTAGATGGCTTACAGGCGATGCCTATGTTTATCTTAGGCTGTCTCTTAAACCACTCAGTAATAGCCTCTATATCATCTGTAGCGCTGTGTAAACCACGTGGCGCTAGACTTTTATGAGGCTGTTTAGCGCCTACACCTAAAGGTAAAATCTTTAAGCCTAGAGCTGCATAGGTTATCGCGTAATTTTGTATAAGTGTCATCGCTGCTCATTTCTTAGCGATGGATGTCTACGAGCTGCAACGCGACCACGTACGAATCCTGTTTGATGACCGTAGTAATGTCCTATGTAATAACCGCACATAAAAATACCTACACCACACAGCCATATAAATAGATCTGTGTACTCTTTTATGAAATTAATCATTTCTGTCCCTTTGTCTGGAGGGTTGAGGGGTTCCAGACCCCTTAATGGTACTACTGCCTCCAGACACTGAGGCAGCGCGACACGCCAACCTCTAGGGTTACTTTAGGCTTATAGCCCAGGCTGTTTAGCAGCGCTGGATTACCTACGCGGTAGGCGACGCCTTTAGGAGCGCCTTCATCAACCTCTACGACTGGTTTATAGCCCACCTGACGAGCTACTAGGTTAAACAGCTCCATAAAGGTCGTAGGCCTGCCTGTCGATAGGTTTACGTTTATGCTGATACGATCTTTAGCCAATAGTAAAGAGGCCTCTACTATGTCCTCTATGTGGATCCAGTCCCTAGTAGTTAGGGCTGATCCCCAGATGGTAAAGGGATCGGCCTTACGACCAGCTCTTTCCATAAAGCTAGGAAATGGATATTCCAGGCTCTGAT